TAGCCTGCGGGCAGATAGAGTGACCCGCGCACCGCGCCGACGGGCGTTCCGTCACGCAGATCGTCGATTATCCACACGACCGTACCGTCAGTGAGTATCACCCCCCCATTTTGAACCATTTGTTCTATTTGTGCTGGAAGTGTCGCGCCCGTTGTACCCGCCTTGACGCACTCCAAACGCGCCCACGATGGCAGGGACTTATGATATGCGATGTCTCCTACTGCGTAGGTCTTGCTGCGCTGGAGGATGGCGATTCCGGCGTTTGCAATCAGCGCACGGAGATCTGCGTGTGCATCAGTGGCTTTGTTGTGCGCATCAACGGCGGCTTCATACGCATCCTTCACCGTCCATTCGGCTGTGCCATCGGTATAAATGTCGCCAAGTTTTGCGCCGTGGAGATTCAACAGTACCCCCGCTGTGGTTCCTGCCTTCGTGCAAACCAATCGCCACGAGGGGTGCGCCGAAAGCTGGATGTCGAACGCCTTATCATTCAGCGAATACCCGGTATTTCGCTTCACAAGGCCTGCTGCTTTTTCGAGGATCTCTGTCGTAACGAGCCCCTGCGGGTCAATAACCGGCTCGATTTTCGATGCTTGCGAGATGTCCACGTTCAGCGCATAGGTGATTGTGCTGTTGAGCACGGCATCCTGCGCCGCAATATAGTCGGGTCGGTCGTCAAGTGCGATCATGTAGAGGATTTCCCCGAGGTCAGGATCCTCTGCAAAAAGCCCCCATTCCCGCGCACGAAATCCCGCCGAAACAGAGGTGCTCGTGACAACGCCCGTAAACTTGCAGAGCGTTCCAAGTCGCTCAATGCCAGTAATGCCGAACGCGATCTTCGCGCCCATGAGATCATTGAGATCAGCAGCTTCTGCGGTTGTCTCCATTCCATCGCCGAGCTTGAACCGCGTCATTTTCAGTTTTTCGCCTGCCTCAACTTTAAGCTGCAAGTCCCGCCCACGATTGGTTAGGATTCCGCTCGTCCAGTTTGCCATTTCCATTCCTCCTAGATTTCATAATGCACTGCCGTGTATGGTGCGACATTCACACGTAGGCTGATTCCGACTTGTACGTCTTTCCATCTCTCCGGATAGACTTCATAGGTGCGCTGCGTACTCGTTACCGCGCCGATGTAAAGTGCCGCCGATGTTGTTCCATCTGAAGCTACTGCGGGCGACAATGTATAATCTGAACGCTGTTGTGGACACGCCCCGATGAACAAAATGCCTGTTGCCCCATTTGACACGTTCGCGGTCATTTGCAGATGGGACGGCTTCCGTCGATACAGTCCCCAGAACATCTCGCGCCGCTTTTCCTGCGGATACATTCCTGCTGTGGTGACGGTAAATATGCCCGCACCCGTTGTCTCGTCCACGTCAACGTCAAGCCCGTAGGATTCCTTCACCCACCGCTCAATGATTCCCGGACTAATCGGGAGTTTTTGCGGCTTGCGTCTGCGCAGCTGTTCACGTCGTTCCTCTATCGTCATGGAGTAGTCATGCTGGATGCTGTACTTATCTTCCTGATAGTCGATGCCCCATGTAACGGTCTGAGTAAATGCCTGTTCAGGCAATTCGGCGAGGCGTTCCCAGATGGTATCCATCTCCGCACCCATGATCTGATAGAGCCACTTCATGACGTAGGCGTTGGCATAGATCGGCGAAACACGCGATAGCATCCGTTTTCCCGTCGGCGATATGGGGAACTTATCCAGATCAATCATAGGTTTCCACCTCGATTGTCCCCGTCACGGGGTATTCGTCCTCGTGGAAGGTAATGTTTTCCACACCGTCATTGATGCGGAACTCTTTGAAATCGGCAACGCCCTCCACTTCAACCGCGAGAACCGCCGCCGTTTTCACATAGCGCACGAGTTTCGTCTTGTCCTGCTCGCTCTCGATGCCGACGTAGTACCGTAAAAGTGCCGCCTTAAAATTCGCCTTGATCTTCTCCACCGATGTGTTTGCCTTGAGCTTCAGGCGGAATTTGTAGTTGACGGTGATTGGTGTCGGTGCCGCGACCAAAAAATCCATGACGCCGACGGGTGCGAGACGTTCTATGCTTTTTCGTTCGTTCAACGAATCAGCGCCCCAGATGTGCCGAAATACATTCTTCACGATCTGTGCGTTTGCCGGGAGCCCGTTCGCATCGATGACAACGACCTTCACGCTGTTCGGTCCGTTGTAGGTCGGAATCACGGTGACAGAGCCAACGCCGGGGACTTCTTTCGCCCATCGTGCATAGTCAGCGTTATTGCCAACATAGCTTACGGCGTTTCCCGCATTCACATCGTCAATACGCTGTCTCAGCGATTCATCGCTCTCAGCAGGTGTACCACCCGTCATCGCATCTCGATTCGTCACTTTGCGAATGCCCTGCATCGGACTGAGCATAATCGTCACTGTGTCGTTGTCTACGTTACTCCTTGTTCCATCCTCCTGCGCTTGTACGGGGATGTCCACTGTACCGCTCGAAGGAATTTTTGCCGTTTCCAATGTTTCAAAACAGATCGCTGCGGAGCCTCCTGACGACGGAACGGCAAAGACGAAGCCCTGCGGGATTATGATTCCCGCCTTTCCCTCCACCGTAACAATGCCATACGCTCTGTTTGCTGCGCGTCTCGTCAATCCCGCCTCATGTGCATGGAGATCGAGCCACCGCCCATCTGCCCACATCGGGAACATGATTTGCAGCGCACGGATAAAATGGAACTGAAGCATTTCCGCACATTCCAGTGCGGTAGGATAAGTCAAATCCCACGCAAAGCCGCCCTCGGTCTTGTCAATGTCCAAAGGAAGGTTGCGCATCATGCGCTCCTCAATGCTCCGTGCGCCTGTGTTCTTTAGCCAGTCCGGCGGCTCAAATGGTATGATTGCCAAATGTCTCCCTCCCTCTAGTAAGTCACTGTAAGCGTATCCTCGTCCCACTCGTGCCCTTTGACGACGAAGGAGACTTGTAGGCTGTCCACCCCGTTCCACGAGAACTGAAAGTTCTTCACGTACTCTGTCTCAGGGTTTACCATGAGTGCCTCGGTGATGGTACGCTGGATTGCCGACTCAACCGCCGCGATGTCGTTCTCCTCCTTTGCCGCACGCACAATCTCAACGCCGATCTTGTCGGAATAGGCGAGCTTTGTTCCACGCTCTGTGGCGCATTGTTTCAAGCACCACTGGCAGAATGCCTCACGCCCTTCTGCAAGGACAAAGCGATTCGCGCCATCACGGAGAAAATCGCCCACCTCATAGTCGAAAAAGAAACTCTGTTTATAACTTCTCTTCTTCGGGCGTTCATTGTCCGCCACTACGGCAGGAAGATTGAACGTCGGATATAAACTCTGTCCCACGTCTGCCTCCTATCCTGCAACAATATCGCCACGATAGACGAGATCAACTACAACCGCCTCATCCTGCACCCACGCAACAAGCACCTTGTCGCCGGGGCGAATCCAATACATCTTCTCAGGAAGCCGCACATCATGCACATGACTTCCACCGAATCCTGCATTTGGATGACTGTGCGCACCGTCATTGTAGGTCTGCGTGAGCGGCACACCGGGGTCATACGTGACACATCGGCACACCGAGTATTCATTCTTTGGGATAGGGAGAGGGAACGTGTTCGTTTTCAGGCTGTAGTTTTCCGTGATAATCCCAAAGTCGAGCACAAGCGGTGCGTCGCTCTTCTGTTCTGCAATCCCGGATATGATATTCGCCAGTGCATTTGCGCCGGGGCTTCCGCGCTTGCTCATTCCGACTCGCCTCCCGTGGATTCATCCGTCTCGTTGGCGTCTGTCTCAATGCCGCTGAGTCCGTTGTCTGTCTCCATCTCTTTGTTCTTTTCCTTATCCTCGTCAATGTCAAGGGTCATCTTCTGATCGTCCGCATTATGGCGCACGCTCTTGACGAAGAAATAGCCGAGCACTGTACCCGCCCGTACGCGGATACGGTCGCCCTTACGCAGGAACGGCAAGTCTGGTGCAACAAGCGTTGTCTTGCGCTTGAGTGCGCCGCGCTCGCGGAGAATTTGATTCGCCGCATCCGTCGCCTGTTCGAGTGTCTTGCTGTTCTCCCGCTCTACGATTGCCTGACGAACCCCGTATTCCATCTTCCCGTCAACAGTCGCTTCGACGGATTGGTGCCCTTCCTTGTCTGACTTACCGACAATGATGACACGCGTCACGATGCTGCCGCTGTCGAAGGAATCCTTTGCACTGACCGTGTTGTCGCCCTCATCAAAATGGTAGATGTCCTCGTTCATGCCGCGTGCGATGATCTCTACCTTCCCTTCCCGCGCACGGGCGAAGTAGATGCCGCCGTTCTTCTGCTTTACGTCGTTGAAGATTTTCTGCAACATATCGCAGATATGGCTTTTCTTGAACACCATCTTGTTGTGCGTGATGTCGGGTCCCTTGTAGTCATACGGAACGCCCCATTTGTCGAGGATCTGCGTTATCATCGTTTTGGTCGTCACGCCATCCACAAAGTAGGCATAGTCCTCGTTCTTTCGGAGCGGGTGCATCTCATCATAGGCTTCGATATCGAGCGTACTATCTCCATTGGTGTAGGTCGGCGACCACTTTTCCACCGTTCCGCGCACCATCTCTTTTTGCTCCGCGCCGATGGTCGCATAGACGAACATCGGTGTTCCCGGCTGGATGAGCTGAGAGACGCGCTTCCCGTTATAGATGGTGTTGTAAACCTTCAAACTGATACGTACCGAAAGTTCTTTCTCGCCCTCCTCCCACCCGAGATTCGTCGTGATGTTTGTGATGTCGATCTGCTCTCCGTCGGGAGGAATGCAGATTACCCGATAGACAATATCCTTGATGCTAATCATGCACATTCTCCTATGCAGGGAGCTTGAGTTTTGTCCCGGCTTTCAGTGCGTCCGCATCCGCTACCTTATCTCTGTTCATGGCGTAGATTTCCGCCCACCGTGCACCGTCACCGAGTTTCTGCTCGGCAACGCTCCACAGTGTCTGCCCCGCCGTGCTGACAGAGGATGTTTCAGGCGGGAGGGACGCCCGCGTGCTGAGTTCCGGGATGCCGCTCTTTTGCTGTACGGCTTTTTCCGCATCCGCCTCCTTGACGGTCTTGATATGCAAGTCCTCCGCCGCGATGAGCGCGATGCTGTACTTTGCATCCCCCGCCCCGCCCCCGCACGCGTAGTCGAAGGAGTCAATATACACATCCATGTTGACGGAGGTCTGCGTGATAAGAAGATGCAGCTTGTTCCCTGCATCCTTCCACCGCTGAATCCGCCCGATGATCTCATTCGGCTCTTGCCAGTGCTGCGACTTGATGAACGACGCTTCTGTCCGACCTTCTCCGGGAAAGACCGCCTCCCACGAAACAGCGGAGAGCCGTTTCCCTTTCGGTACTTTGACCTCTCCGCGTTCGATGATGTTATAGCTTTGAAAGTGTGC